TGGGTTCCATGCTTATCTACAGCGCAATGGCATTGCTTTTGAAGGAGTAATGGCCAAAGTTGCAAACAATAAAATATTTAAACATATTAGAGAAGGATTAAATAATGCAAATCTCGAATTGGGTACAGAACGTGGCTCTCCTCCTGATTGTGTTGGCACCGGTCTACGGTTCTCTCATGTTATGGCTATTGCCCCAAACGCATCAAGCTCTATTATTATGGGCAACACCAGTCCTAGTATTGAGCCATATCGTGCTAATGCTTACAGACAAGACACCTTATCAGGAGCATATCTAAACAAGAATCGTTGGTTGAATGAATTGATTATTAAACTATCACAGGATAAACCAGAAGATTGGTATAATGATGTTTGGTCATCTATCATTGCTAACGATGGTTCTGTTCAACATTTAGAATGGATGTCTGACCATGATAAAGATCACTTAATTTGTTCTTTAGACCAGATGTTAATTTGAAGTATCTCCATGCTTGTCATTTTCTTGCATGGAAAAAAGGATTGAAAACTCTATACTATTGTCGTTCTGAGAAAATTGGTAAAGCAGACAAAGTTGCCAAAAAAATTGAAAGAGAAGTGATTAAAGAATTAGATATGAGCGCTATTGCTCAAGGCAACGAATGTTTGGCTTGCGAAGGCTAATTTTTAAAGGAAAACAATAATGATAAAAAAAATAGAATCAAATCTTTCGGAAGAGCGCAACTATTTCAAACCTTTTAATTATCCTTGGGCATATGAAGCTTGGTTGAAACATGAGCAATCTCATTGGTTGCACACCGAAGTTCCTATGTCAGAGGATGTAAAAGATTGGAAGAAAAAATTAACTAAAGAAGAAAAAACATTCCTAACACAAATCTTCCGTTTCTTTACACAAGGTGATATTGATGTGGCTGGTGGTTATGTTAAGAACTATCTGCCATACTTTCCACAACCAGAGATTCGCATGATGCTCACAGGATTCGCTGCCCGAGAATCATTACATATTGCCGCCTACTACACGATTGCAGAAAGAATGGTTCAACTAGAAGATAAGTTTATTGACCTTGCATTTGGTGTAAATGAAATGGAAGGTTTATCTTCAGAAGATGTTAAGAAGTATATTCGTTATATTGCAGACCGCCGCCTAATTTCTTTAGGACTCAAAGGTGTGTTTAAAGTGAAAAAGAATCCTCTACCGTGGGTGGAAGAAATGATTAACGCACCAACACATACTAATTTCTTTGAGAATCGTGCTACTGATTACGCAAAAGGAGCTTTATCAGGAAATTGGGGTGATGTGTGGGCTCATTAAGGAAATCAAATGACAAACAAATCATTATCAGGCGACTGCCTGAATTGTGAATCAACTTATAGTGTATCATATATGGAAGAAATGGTTTCACAAGAACTGCCAGAGTATTGCCCATTTTGCGGTGAACAAATCGAAGAATTATCCGAGGACTATATAGAGGATGATGACAATGATTTGGATACTAAGGAATGGGACTAAACTGGCAATATGATGGTAAAGATTTTACGGAAGATTTGATTGGTAATAATTACGGGTTCGTGTATCAGATAACTAATCTGACGAATGGTAAAAAATACATAGGTAAGAAATTCTTTTATTCTACCAAAACCAAACAAGTCAATGGGAGAAAGAAAAAAACGAAGGTTTTCTCAAACTGGCAAACTTACTATGGAAGTAGTGACAACCTACAGAAAGATGTGTTACAATTAGGACATGAAAAATTTGTACGTGAAATCCTACATTTATGTAAATCTAAAGGTGAATGTGGTTATCTCGAAGCAAAAGAACAGTTTGTTCGTGGTGTAATGGAATCGGAAGATTACTATAACACATGGATAATGGTAAGAGTTAGAAGATCACACATAAAGGAATATAATGCTAGACTTTCTCAGACCACTAAAGAATGATAAGTTTGATTTCTTAACATTCTTAGATGGTGATAAAGAAAATTCAATACAAATCCAAGGACAGGATTATGCCAATCCTGGAGAAAAGATTGATGGTAGCGCTATGGGTGATGCATATCATATTATACTATTTCGTAATGATGAATTAGAAGATAAGTATATTGACTTTGATCATTTCGATGCCATATTACCAGATCCATTAGAATACATTTCAGGACTCATACCATCAGGCTGGCTTGGTATAATTGCCAAAAAGACCACCACATCACAAAAAATTGTTGACAAAATAGTTGACAAAATACAAAAAGCATGATACAATAGAATCTTATTGGAAACTATTGAAAGTTTATTATGGTCTTAGTTGATTTGAATCAAGTGTTACTTGCTGGTCTAATGGCACAAATTGCTAATCAGAAAGGCAAATTGGAAGAAAGTTTAATACGCCATATGGTATTAAACATCATACGCACTCATGTGAAGAATTTTAAAAATGAGTATGGTGAGATTGTACTTTGTTGTGATAATCGTAAATATTGGCGTAAAGATTTTTTTCCATTTTATAAAGCTGGTAGAAAAAAGACCAGAGAAAAATCTGATTTAGATTGGCATCTTATTTTTGATATTCTTGCTAAGTTAAAACAGGAACTCAAAGAAAACTTTCCATATAAAGTAATTGATGTTGAGGGTGCTGAAGCTGATGATATCATTGGTACCTTGGTTCCAATCTATGCTCCAAGCCAAAAGATTTTGATTCTATCGAGTGACGGAGATTTCTTACAATTACAGATGTATGGTAATAATGTCAAACAATACAATCCATCACAAAAGAAATATATAAAATCACATAATCCACTTCTAGAGTTAAAGGAAAAGATTATTCGTGGAGATAAAGGTGATGGTATACCAAATGTGTTTTCACCATCAGATTGTTTTGTTCGTGACCTGAGGCAAAAACCTATCACACAAAAGGTTATTGAGAAATATATGACCGAAGATTATGGTGATTGGCAAGATGATGGGGCCAAGGTTGGGTTTTCAAGGAATCAAACCTTGATCGACCTTAGAAACATTCCAGGTGATATCAAAAGAAAAATTATAAATAATTATGAAGAAACAAAACCGGCTAAAGGTAAGTTACTGAATTATTTTATGGAACATAAACTTAAAAATTTAATGGATGTGATAGAGGAATTCTAATGAAAAGAAAACAGTTACTATTACAATTAATTGAATCTCTTGAACCTCGTGAAGCAGAAGTTGTTATTGGTATATTAAGTAAAGATTTAGGTGTTAAAGGTTTAAACTATAAGTTTGTTAAAGAGGCTTTTCCACAACTTTTACCGTAATGCATCCGCAAGATAGAATAGTCGTAGTATCAGGAAAATTCGATCCATTAAGCAATCACGAATTAAGTTTCTTACAGAAATGTAGAAGAAAAGGTGATTGGTTAGCTGTCGGCGTACACTCTGATTGGTATCTTGCTTGGTGTGACGGTGGTTTTGTTCAGAATTATGAATCTCGTAGGAATATCATAAAAGGTTTAAAAATAGTTGATGAGGTGTTTTCATTCAATGATTCGGATGGCACGGTCTGCCAATTACTCAAAATAATAAAAGCTTGTTATCCTGATGCAAATATAACCTATATTTCGGAGGATGATATGTTCAATATGCCTGAAACTAAGATAAAAGGCATCAATTTTGAAACCATGAAATAGGAGAACCAAGTGACAAAGTTTGTAGGTAAGTTTCGTAAAAATAAAGATTATAACGATGACTACATTTACGCCAAAACAGTATTACACAATAAAAAACGTAGAGGCGAACATCCAGAAGTAAAAAAACAATTAAAAAATTGGCAAGTTGAAGAATTCGAAGAACTTGAAATTTCACATAGTAAGAATTCTTAAAAATACCACTATTTTTTGTTTTTTTCAGTATAAGTAAGTATGCTGCCGTTTCAAATAAAAGGTATTGGTATTAATGTTGTTATCTTACAAGATTCCTGCAGGCCGTGAAACTCCCCACTTTGCGTCCGTAGATACTGGTTTTATCGCTTTGACAAAACCTGTTCCAAATTCGTACACCGGCAACAAAATGAAAGGTATTGCTACAATGCACAAATCAAATGCTGTACCGGTTTTTACGGATACTGAAGCAAAAGAAATTTCCAGCATGCGGAGATAGTCAAAAATGAGTCCAAAAGGTTGGAGTGATGAAGATTGGGACGATTATGAGGAATACTTGCAAAATTTGTCTGCCAATGAGCTTGAAATTGAGTTAAAATTGCTTCATTCGCTCGGAAAAGCGAAAAGAGAAGGCAAAAATATTGTTCCTAATGAAACTTTTTATAAAATGTGAGGTAAGTATGTTACAACAATGGGAAGAAACACAAATATATAGAGGAATTGACGAAATTATGCACAATTTGCGTCATATACCAGCTGATGATGTTGCTCATTTTCTGGTAAAGTTCAATCCTGCTCTTGCCGAAGAGCTTGCAACAGCAATCGAACAGCGAATTTTCGATAAAAACGAAGGAAAAAGATATGAATAGCAATCCTGAGCATATTTGGCTTGATGCAATTGCAGATGATGATGAAATTCCTGCGTGGAAACGCTTGGACATCGTAACTCGCAAGTGGGCAGTTCTAACAGGAATGGAAAAAGAC